CTGAGGATCGCCGGAGCCGTCACCGATCAAGGTGCAGCGGTTCTCGGTCATCGCCCACCAACGCCCGAAGGAGTTGGCAAGGAACGCGTTCAGGTTGGCGGCGTTATCCTCTAACAGATCTTCCGAAACCTTGACCAGTTTTGTGAACGGGTACACGGTCACGGCGACCTGCCCCAAACCCGGCTCGTCCTCGTCAACGGCGCTGATTTCAGTGCCGCGAGTAAAGTAGGTCTGTGAGGTGCCCTCAACCGGGATATTCAGCACATCGCGGTTGGTCTGGATGATCGTAGCGCCTGCCATGCGCGGGATGGATAACTCGTTGCGTTTTTCAACGATGGTACCGAGAAAGTCATCCGGCACAGCATACCCGCCTTGCGCGGCGGTGGATTCGCCCATGGGGGCAACGTTGGCTTTCAGCCCTTTTACCCGCTCGCCTGAGCGCAGGTAGTGGATAAACGCCTTATTAGGATCGGGGTCGCCAAGATTTTCAGCCTTGATGATTGCAGGGGCGTTGATAGCCGGTGCATCCGCGATCTTGTCCAATTTCGCTTCGAGTGAAGCGAAGCGCGATAACAGCGCGTCAATATCTACAGAGGGGTTGTCCCTCTTTTCGGTCTCTTCCATGATGTTTGTCTCCGTTGGAATAAGTAAGTCAATCGGCTCAGCTTCGTCAACCGCCTCCGCTTGCGTTACCGCCTCCGCGTCAGCCTCCGTGATTTCAGCCTTAGCCGTGAAAACCGCTAATTCATTAGCGGGCTTTCTCCATTCGTTTGTGTCAAATAACGCCAGTTCACCGAGCGGCCATATCAGGATTTCGCCATCATCCCCGAACCGCGCCAGGTGCCCGATTGCGCCTGAGCTCGCCTTGACGATCTCCGCCTTGACCCCCGTGATGCGCCCGGTCAAAGGCTCGCTGTCATCCAGCCTCACCTTGAACCACACGCCCCTATCGTCCTCGTGGTCAAACTTCGCAATGCCGATAACAGCGGGAACGTCCTGCCACTCGTTCTTATCATCCGGCCCGAAGCCGTGATAATAAGTAACAGGAATCTCTTTTTCATCATTCAGCCAGGTATCGGTCTTGACGCTGAAAAACTGCCCGTCCGCGTCCTTGCCGTCCAGGTGCCCGCCGTAGGGAACGCCCAAAACGAGGTACTCAGGTTCCTTGAGTTCGTCAAAGCGTTTTACCGCTTGCACGGGTTCACGCTTTACCGCCTTCAACCCTTCTGGTAGTGGTGTTTGAATTTTCAGCTTCATAGTTCACCTCGTAAAATAAGAAACGCCGCCAACCCATGAGGCTTTTCGCTCTCACAAGTTCGCGGCGTTCCTGTCGGACTGCCTTGCTATTTAGTTAGTCGGTCTTGCCCTTATACATCCTTCTTATCTCCGCCGTTGTCGGCGAGATTTCAAGCATCCGCTCCATAGCGTCAAGCGCCATGAGAAGCGCCTGCCTGATACCCAGCCAGAATTCACGCCTTTCCATCAAGCCTCGCCTGGATAAATCCGGTGATGATCTTCTTGATGCGGTCAATATTCTGCTCCACCACCACCTCCGCCAACTTCCAGCCAGTCCTGCGGTGATACCACGTCTGACTCATGCGCCCCTGTACATAAGGCGCGTATGGTATTTTGCTCCCGATCTTTGCCTCAAGCCCGCTGTCTGATACCTCGTGCGTCCAACTATCATGCAGCGCGCCTGTTCTAACATAGCTCGAATTCTTAGGCGCGGGAGGATAGAGCTGCACCTTCTGCACGGTATCAAAAGCCGCCGCGTCCATTCCGTCACGTAAAGGATTGCCTCCCGGCCCGCCTTCTATCTGCAAGCGCCGTGACAATTCTTCCACCCCGTCAATGGTTACGGTAAAATCGCTCACTGTATCACCCAGTTCACCTCACACCGGCAATTCACATGCGCGGGCGGGTACTCCCCGTCCGTGATTTCCTTGCCGTGTTTAGGACCGCAAATATCACATACCGCGTCATCTAGTACCGTCTCCCAAAACGGCTTATATTTCACGCCGTAAGTCGCCTCGTAGTAATTCACGGTTGCAAGTTCGGCCTGCGTTGCTGCGCGCGTGGTTTCGGTTATGGCAATCGCCCTTGACCGCGCCTGGCTGAATACCACATCATTTATCCGGCTGGCGAGTTCGTCCATAGTCCAACCGCGATCAAAGAATTTACCAACGTAATCCGCAACCGCGTTCCTGGTCGTATCATTCAGCGTATTGGATAGCTCACCGGCGAAGCGGTACGCCCAATCAGCCGCCTGCTTATTTGCAAGCGTCCAATCAATTCCTATCCGCGCCGCTTCTGCAAATGCCATTTCCTGAGACAGGTAAATCTCTTCAAACACAGAAGCAACCGCGCGCCGGATAACCTGATAGCCGTTATTCCAGTAGGATTCCGGAACATTGGCCATGTTCGGAGGGTCTCCGAGTAAGCGCATAAGCTCTTTGCGCTGCTCCGCCCACGCGCGCCCAAGTTTGCGCTCCATTTCAGCCTCGAAGCGGTCACGGTCACGAACCGCGCCCTTGACCTTCTCGATAACGGCCATCAGGTTATCCCTCGCGTTCATCCTGCACCATTCTCACATTCAGCACCTGCGGCTCCGCCCGCATCAGCGCTGTTGCCATCCGAAGCTCGGTTATCAGTTCACCCATTCCTGAGTGTTCATACGTGCCATCGAACACCTGTTTTATCTCGTCCTCGTCACGGCATAATTTCAGCGCCTCGTGTATTTCAGCCTGCATCCCTTCCGGGATAATATCGCTCTCAAACGCGCAATCCGCGCACCTGCCTTTTTCCAATCGCTTCAGCGCCTTCTTTTGCCACTTGCCGAGTTCATCCTCAAGCGGGAAAGGCGGCGGCTCAACCGGCAGCGCGGGCACTTCGATGGTCTCAGGCTCCGGCACCACGTTATAATCCGCGTAGGTCTTATCCTGAGGCAGATCGTAGCCTAACATCTCCATAGCGTCACCCAGCGGAATTCCGGCAGAAACCATCTTACTGAGCGAGTCCGCGCGCTTGACCTCATCCTCCTGGAATATATCCATTTCGTCAAATGAGAATTCCATGCGTAAGCCCTGCGCCTCAAGCAACTGCTGGTTGAAAGCGTCCTCGATCATCCGCGCTCTTGGCCTGATAACGTCCTGCCAGAAGCCGAGCCGGTGCTCCGCAGCGCTCGCGTAGTTGTCATCACCCATAAACATATTGACTGGAATACCGAAGGCGTTGGCGATGTTCTTTGTCGCCTGCGCGTAAAGCTCCGGCATGCTCATTTTGTCGATGTCCTGACTGACAACTTCCGGCGTCAGTTTCGTCCGTGTTACCAGATAGCGCCACGCGTTGCCAACCCCTGACGCCAATTTTGTGAAAAACGATTGTACACGCGCCTTTTCATCATCGTTGATACTCCCCTCAGCGCTCACCAGCACAATCGGCATAGCGCCAGCCTCGAAGAAACGCGAAGCAAAGCGCGTCTGGTAGTTCATCAGCGCCGCGTCATTCAAGCACGCCTGCACCGTTGATACCCCGCTCGTCAGGTCATCGTTGTATGAGAATTCCTTGATGTAAATAACGTCCGCGTCCGGCCACGCCTGCCCGTGCTGCGAGAAGTACAACCCGCGCGCCTGGTCATATGTCACGTTCACCGTGAAGGGATTCAGCCATTGCAGGTCGAGCACGCGCACGCGGTTCTTCAGCTTGAGAATCACCGCCTTACCATCACCGAGAAGCCCCGCCTCCGTGTTCCAGATCAACTGCCTGAGCGCGGTCTTGTACGGCCATTCCTGCTCGTTATCGCCCTTGTAGATTTTCACCGGCACGTTTGAAATGGCATCGCAGCGCATTTTCACCCCGCGATAAACCAGCGGCACGCTCTGATACGCCGCCTGCACACTGTCTATCGTATTGGTAAAATCAGCCGCGTCAGAAAGTAGTTTCTGCTGCCATGCCGGGATGGATACCAGTCCTTTATAAGCCTTGTCTATCGTTGTAAGTTTCATGGTCAGGCTCCGAATAGGATAAGTGGGCCGGTATCATGCACCGCGTTTACCAGGTAACGAAGCGCGTCAAGCGCGTGATCGTTTTCTTTGACCGGTTCGTCTTTGCCACTTTTCCAAACGTATGATTCAAACTC